CGAAGTACGGCGGCCGGGCGAAGCGACGGAATGGCCCGCATCCGCGGAGCAAGCACATCACCGCGCCGGCGTGGGGGCTGGACGAATTCGCGCGGAAGATCTACCGGATGGAGATGGATAGCATTTCGCGGATGGCGCGGGGGTGGAGACACCGGGTAGCGTCCGGGTCTTCGTATGCCAGGCAGCGGCGATTTGCGGAGGCGGCGTAGTGACTTATGGGCAGATCAAATTCCGCCTGACGAAGCAATTCCCGGGCGTCGACGCGGACGTGCTGGAAGGCTTCATCACGGACTGCTACCAGGAGATCCTGGGGGTGCTGCCGTGGAAGCGGCTGGACGTCCAGAGCGTGCTGATCACCACGGCGCCGTATACGGCCGGGACGGTGGCGGTGACTCAGGGGTCCGCGGCGATCGTTCTGACGGGGGGCGCGTGGACGGCGGGGATGACCGGCCTGGCGTTCCACGCGATCGGGGACACCGCCGAATACCAGTTCACGTTCGGCAGCTCCGGAGCGGCGACGCTCGACCGGGTTTACGAAGGAACGAGCAACGCCGCAGCCTGCTATTCGATTTACCAGGAGGTGTACCCGATGCCGGCGGACTGCCGGTTCCTGGATGAGGATGCCTTTGCGCTCTGCGGGTTGGGATTGGTGAAGGGTCTGGCGACCGAGTACGGCCAGGCGGGCGCGGCCGCGGTGGGCTATTCGACGGGGCCGCCGATGCTGTGGTGGCCATATATGGACGACGGCTCGACGCCGGCGCAGATCCAGGTACGGCTGTTTCCGATTCCGGACCAGGCGTACACCATCCCGTTCACGTATTGCCAGGAGCAGAGCAGCCCGGGGACGACGAGCGTGGTTCTGCAGGCGTGGCTCCAGCCGGCGGCGCTGATCGAAGGATCGACCGCGAAGATCAAGCGGCACTTGAAGGACTACCCGGGGGCGCAGGCGGCCAAGGCGGCGGCCGGCGACGCGCTGGCGGTGATGTGCGCGCAGGAAAGCTACCGGCGCGGGCCAGTGAGTGTGCAGCTCGGCGGGTACTACACGGGATACCGGGCGAAGCGGTGGATGCGGTAGGCGAACAAGGCAAGAAGGCAGGCCAGGAGGCCCGCCCCACCAAGACGGGACGCGGTGAGCGGGGATGACAGTCGGGCAAATATCGGCGCTGATTCTGGCGCAGGTTGACGACGCTACGGGGGCCGGGTTCGCGCCGGCGACGGCGCCGAATACCACGCCGCCGGAGGTCCTCGCGGCAATCAATGAGGGGCAGACGCTGGCGGCGCTGCTCACGCTGTGCTTTGAGACGACGGCCGGGTTCGCGCTGGGCGCGGCTCATTCGATCGACGCGTACGGATGCTTCTATTTGCCGCGGCCGTCGCTGACCGACTTTCTGGCGCCGCTGCGGTTCGTCTTTAACGGTACAAGAATCCGGCCGGGGACGATCTACGAGATCGAAAGCGAGAACGCGGCTTGGCAGAACACGCCGGGGACGCCCACGCGCTACGCCTGCCTGGGCTTCAACTTCCTGCTAGTGAGTCCGCAGCCGACGGGGACGGCGCAGATGACGTACGCGCGGGTTCCGGACGCGCTGGTGAACGATGGGGACACTCCGGAGCTGTTCGAGGCATATCACCAGAACCTGGTGGACTATGGCGTCTACCGGGTACGGCTGAAGGAAGGGGCGCAGGGCCTGGCGCGCGGCCTGGAGCGCTTCAACCGGTACCTGGACGATATCACGAAACTGGGCGACTGGATCCGCGCGCGGACGGCCGCGGCGCGCTACGACACGACGCCGTTCGAGCTGGCCCTGGTGGACCGCTCGCGCATGATTGGGCAACTGCTGGGTACGGGAGTGAAGGGGATCAACAGCGAGGCGGCCATGTGGAAGCGCCGGCTATCGACGGAGCGGTACTGAAGAAGGGGCCGGGGGTCAGGGGCCTGGGGCCAGGGAAAAGTGGGGACTAGATGGCGGGCGAGATCAATACCACGGGCGTGATTACGGGGCTGCTGCCCTCGCTGCACGCGGACTCGACGGCGGACCTCACTTACTGGACTTTGACGGACCTGATTCAGTGGATGGACGAAGGGTGCAAGCGGATGGCGCGCGCGGCGGCGTGCTTCATCGAGCGGGACACCTCGATCACGACGGCGGTGGGGACGGCGAGCTATGCGCTGCCGGAGCGGCAGGACACGACCCTGCATGTTTCGGTGGGGACGACGGGGGTGCGGCCGGCTTCGCTGATCGAGCTGGAGATGCGGGATCCGACGTTTCAGACGACGCAGGGCACGCCAGACCACTGGTACGAAGACGGGCAGGGGTGGAACGTGGGGCTGTCGCCCGCGCCGAATAGCGTGGGGCCCGTGGCGCTGATCATGGCGGCCTGGCCGCCCGCGCTCGACGCGGAGCAGGTGAACACGCTGGTGCAGGCGCCGGGGCCGTTCGCGGGCTACCTCGCGATGTACGCGCTGGCCAAGGCCTACGGGCGCGAGGGCGAGATGGAGATGCCGGACGTGGCGCAGCACTGCGCGGCGCGGTGCGACATGTACGAGAAGATTTTCGAGAAATACTACGGGGCGGGGCTGTGAAGACAGGCCTGCGGAAAGAGAAGAAGGCAGGCCAGGAGGCCCGCCCCACCGGGGAATAGATGGCGTTTCAACCGCAAGAACTGAAGATCGTGCCCACGGGGATCAACCTGGTCCCGCCGGGCGACCAGGTGGCGCCGGGCGATTGCCTGGAGTTGACCGGATGGTGGCCGGGGTCGGTGGGCAGGCTGCAGCAGGCGCGCGGGTGGGTTTTAAAGAACAGCCAGGCGGTGGGACACAACCTGGATTCGCTGTGCGAGTGCAACGGGCGCATCTATTACGGAGGATCGGGGTACCTGCACCAGATCGGGCGGGATACGGCCGGCGCGGCGATCGACAGCGGCTACGACGGGTATCCGCTGGGGCTGTGCGCGTTCCAGGATCTGCTGTGGTCGATGAACACGGCGAAGCAGACGCGCGACGACGGGACGGCGGTACGGCCGTGGGCGGTGGAAGTGCCGGGCACGCCAGCGCTGGCCGCGGGGACGGCCGGAGGCCTCCAGGACGGCCTGTACGATTACTACATCACGTTCGTGGACACGCCGGGGTATGAGGGCAATCCATCGGCGGCGGCGGCGATCGCCACAGGCGCGGGCGAGACGGGCTGGAGTTGGAATGAAAATTCGGCGCAGGTGACCGAGGGATCCGCAACGGTGATCGCGAACGGATTCGACTGGCCGACCGATGTGGTGGGGCAGACCTTCCAGGCGTCGGGATACCAGGAGAACTACACGGTATCGTCGGTGGCCGGCAGCACACTCACGCTGTCCTGGCCGTACAACGAAGCTTCCGACGACAACGTCAGCTACTTTATTTTCAGGAGCGCCGCGGTGCAGAACGGCTCGCCCAACGTGACTCTAAACTCGGGCGTCTGGGCGACCGACCTGGACGGGTGGACCTTCCAGGTGGCGGGCGACACGGTTGGGTATACGGTGGAGTCGGTGGACGGACCGATTCTCACGCTCACGACGCCGTACGCGGGAGAGACCAACTGGGCGGCGGCTTACAACATTAACACCGCCGGCGGCGAGACCAATGCATCGACGGTGACCATCACGCGGCCGACGCCGGTGGATGCGGGCTGGCTGCAGGGGTGGAACGTCTACCGGCTTTCGCCAGGCGCGGGATCGATCTACCAGGTGAATGAGACACTGATCCCGATCGGGACGACGGCTTACGTGGACTACGGCGATGCGGCGCACGATCAGGACCAGGCCACGCTGATCGAGAACGACGTGGTCATGGAGGACGATCACGACGCGCCGCCGGCGGCGAAGATCATGGCATCGGCGGTGTACAACGGCCGCCTGGTGGTAGGCAACAGCGCCGCAAACCCGAACCGGCTGTGGTGGACGGACGCGCTGCAGCCGCATTACTTCCCCGGCTCGAACGATCCGCAGAGCGGGAACTGGGTGGACGTAGGCAACGATACGGGCGACGGGATTTTGAACATTTCGGTACGGCAGGGGATGCTGCTGGTTTACCGGGAGAAATCGATCTGGACTGTGGTGGGAGACTTGCCGGACGCGGTGAGCGATTCGGGCGGCAGCATTTACCCGCTGGTTCCGACGATGGGCGCGGTGGGGCCGCGGGCCGTGGTGGGGACTTCGAACGGCGATCTCGCCGTGGTGAGGCAGGGCGAAGGCTACGGCGTCTACCGGGTGACCGATTGGGAGCAGAGGATCGGCGCCAAGATCGAGCCGGTGCTGAACGGGCTGGGGTCGGAGTGCTATTTGCCGATCAACCCGGCGCAGGCGTCGCAGTGCGCACTGGGATACAACCTGGGGCGGCTGTGGGTCTCGTATCCGGAGACC